CGCGCATCTCGTCCTGGGCGTCATCCTGCTGGTCTTCGTCGGGCGGCTCCTCCGTGTCCGGAGGCCCGGTCGTGTCGGTGTCACCTGCCGGTTCAGCGCCGAGCATCTCGGCGGACCGGAGCTGGATCGCGAGCCACTCGTCGTGTTCCTCGTCCGACATGGCGGCGTCCTCGGGCCAGCCGTTCACCTCGCGGACGGCGGCACGTGAGATGACGCCCTTCGTGTGCAGGTCGATCGCCTTGTCGGCCCGGTCGGGGTCGCGGGTGAACTCCGAGTTGTCGTACGCGACGATCACGCTGCCTTCGTCACCTGGGTTCGCGGCGAGCAGCGGGGCGACGACCGCCTGCATCACGTCGTCGGCGAACGCCTGCGCGTACGGCTCCAGGTGCTGCCACTTCTGGTCCTCGATCTTCCAGGCCGTCCAGTGGTTCGCCTTCGACATGCCGACGATCTCCTCGACCGGCAGGTCCAGACCGACGGCGATGCGCTCGATGAGCTGCTGCTCACGCTGCGACGCGATCAGCGACGACTGCGGATCATGGGTGTGCAGCATCCGGAACATGTCGGGGTGCAGGTACTCGGCCGGGCCGCGGATCACGCCGGGCACGGCGGCGCTGGCGCTGCCGGGGTCGCCGATCGCGGTCATCATCGTCTCGCCGACGTACGACAGGAACTGGTCCGTCTCGGGGTCCTCGCTGGTCGCCTGCTGCTCGGCGCCGACCGGCTTGAAGTCGATCTCGGTCGGGATCAGCATGAACCCGTTGTCGGCGATCCGGTTCTGCAGGTCGGCGCGCTCGCCCATCGTCAGCCACCAGAGCTGCTCGTACAGGTCGAGGACCGACCTGACAGGGCTGTCGGCCTGCTGCGAGTAGCGCGGGTGCGGCGTGTGGAACCGCCACGTGCGCATCTCGCCGGGCTGCGGCTCGCCGCCGTCCTCCTTCGAGATGTCGCGGTACATGACGCGCTGCGTGCCGCCGTCGGCGCTCCGCTCGATCGTCTTGTCGCCGACGATCACCTCGTTCGCCGACAGGAACTCCCACACGACCGGGCCGGACGGGTCGCTGCCCGGCGGGCGCGACTGGCACAGCCGTCCCTCACCGACCAGGAACTTCAGCTTGCCGTACTCGGACGCGAGCGGCGACAGCGCGCGCATGATCTCGGCGAGCGGCCCCTCGTCGATCTCCTGCGGCTTCCCGTCAGGGTCGAGGCGTGCCGGGAAGTAGCGGATCTTCGCGAGGCCGCGCGCGTAGAACTGCGTCGGGTTTCGGCACTCGCCGAGCATGTCGTAGTAGCCGAACGCGCGGTCCTGCCACTGCTCGCTGCTGCGGCGCGCCGTGATCTGCGTAGCCGACCCGCCCTCGCCGAGCAGAGCGGCAGCGGCCGTCAACGACAGCCGCTTGTACGTACCGCGCTTCGGTCGGTCGAACAGCCCCACCTACTTGCCGCCGGTCCCGCCCTTGCCCTTGCCCTTCCCGCAGTTGCATCCCATCAGCGCGCCCCCTTCAAGGTCGTTCGTTTCCACGTGGAAACGCTGCCACCGATTGTACGGCGGCGGCGCGGGCTACTCGCCGCCCTTGTCGAGCGCGTCGACGGTCGCGTCGGTCAGTACCAGCACGGTCGCGACGGCGAACGGGACGGCCGCGACGGTCGTCCACTCGGTCGCGTACCAGGCGCCCACCCACGCGACCGCGATCCAGAAGCCTGCGCACCACCGGCACTCCACCCAGTCGCGTACCGCTGGCGGTAACCGGTCGCGCGGCCCGTCGAGCAGCTTGTCGTAGCCGAGCAGGATGTAGCAGCGGTACGCGGCCAGCGCCAGCAGCAGCGTCTCGTAGGCGGTCGGGTACGTCATGCCAGCCCGAACTCCTTGCGGTACTCAGGGGCGCGTCCGGTCGGCTTCCCGTCCCACTCCCACGCGGCGTAGTACATCGCCCGCTTCACGATGTCGATCTGGTCGTCGCCGCTGAGTGTGCGGCCGGACGCGAGGCGCCGCTCGACCTCATGCTCGCCGAGCCTTCGTCCGTACGCGATGGCTTCGTCACGGGTCACAGCGCGGGATCGTAGACGAGGTCGTCGCGGTCGTGCGGGTTCATCACGAAGAACCACGTCCAGAAGTAATCGCGGATCGCGTCGTCGTCCTGGCCGTCCCACATGCGCCAGTGCGCACCGATCTGGTCGGGCAGGTCTGTGGCCCGGTACGCCTCGACGCCGTTGCGGATCTTGCGCAGGTACTGCTCGGGGTCGCGCCACGAGAAGTGCCTGACCTGCAGGCCGGGCGCGGTGAGCGCCTTCACGCGCGGCCCGTAGTCGGCCCCGTGGTTCCCGGCGTGGATCGTCAGCCCTTCCCGCAGCCTGGCCGCGACCTTCGGCAGCGCCCCTGGTTGCGCGAGCCGCCACCCGATCCGTGACAGCGGGTTGGAGTCCTGCGTGTCGTCGACCCCGGTCGGCACGTGGTTGAACAGAGCAGCCTGGACGATCTGCACGTCCGGTGGAACGCCGTGCAGCCAGTCGGTGAGCGTGCGGCCGTCCGGGGCGCGCCACAGCTCGTCCGCGTCGACAGGAACGACCCAGGTGTGCCCGTCGGCGAGCGCCCTCTCGGCGAGCCTCGTCGTCTTGCGTGACTGCCAGTAGCCGACCTCGCTGTCGTCGAGCAGCACGACCAGCCCCGCCTGCTCCCAGTGGCGCAGCACGCCGCGGGTGCCGTCGACCGACCGGTTGTCGAGCGCGTACACCCGGTCGACCTGCAGGGCCAGGTGCGCCAGCACGTGCGGCAGGATGTCCTCCTCGTCGCGCACCATCATCACGGCGGCGACGCTCACGGGCGCTCCAGCAGGTACACCGTCTCGACGCCGTACTGCGCGCTGGTCGTCAGGTCGAGCCGCTCCACCAAGGTGCCGTCGAAGTGCGGCAGCAGGTCCTTCTCGGCGAACGCGATGTCCGGCACGCCGATGTCGGGGTTGACGGCGATCGGGAGCGTACGGTCGACGAGAGGCGTGAACAGGATGAGCGCCATCCGCTCAGTGAACGACGCGACGGCGTTGTCGAGGATGAGCGCCCAGTCGTAGTTGTGTTCCAGCACGTGCCGCATGAACAGCCCGGAGGTGCGGCTGAGGTAGCAGGTCAGGTCGGCGTGCAGGTCGGCGTGCGGGCTGGCCGACCCGTCGATCCCGAAGTACCGATCGGCGTCGACCAAGGTGCGCAGCCAGCCGCGTCCGCAGCCCCAGTCCTCGACACGGTCGCAGTCGCGCAGCCAGTCCGCGCCGATCCGGTACGTCTCCGTGTCGGCGTACGGGGACGGCTCGACGACCTGACCGTTCCACCTGTCCCACTCGCCGGTCACAGCTTCGGCAGCTCCCCACCGGCCAGCACGATCCCGTTCGTGAGCTTGCGGACGATCTCGTCTCGCAGCGGCTGCTTCATCGGCACCCGGATCACGTCGTGGCTGATCCGGTCGGTCATCGTCAGCACCCACGTGCGCTCCCCGTCGGGCGTGTCGATGTGCGCGACGTCGAGCATCTGGCCGTGCAGCGTGATGTCCCTCGGCATAGCTGATCAGGCTCCTTCCTCTTTGGTCGTGGCCGTCTCGACGTACTTCGCCCATGCGCCGCATGCCGGACACCTGAAGTTCGCCGAGCCTGAGTGGTCACGGCGCAGTTCGAACAGCTCCGGGTCATGCTGGCAGCGTGGGGCATACACGTCGTATGCGCCCACGTGGCGCTCACCGGTCACTGATCTGCCTTCCTGACGAACGCGATGCCTGATCGCGCCCAGTGGTTCCACTCGGACGTGTTGCGTGCGGCGAGCCGGTCGAGCGCCGCCTGGATCGCCGCGGTGCGGAACCCGATCGCGGCCATCCGGTCGACCCAGTAGCCGCGCGGCTGGCAGTTGACGTGATGCCATCCGGCCTGGCCGGGCAGCGCGTGCGTCATCAGCACCCACCGGCACCTCGCGAACGTCGCGAGGAAGTTCTCGACGTGCCGTTCCTCGACGTGTTCGACGAACTCGCAGCACCACGCCAGGTCCCACTCGCGCTCGTCGGTCGGCCACGGGCCGGTCGTGAAGTCGTGCGTCTCGATCAGCGGGTGGTCCTGCGGGATGCCGTCGACGCCGGTCACCCGGACGCCCAGCCCGTGGAAGTGGGCGACCGCGCGGCCGTCTCCGCAGCCGACGTCGACGACGGACCGGATGCCGAGCGTCGGCACCAGCCAGTCCCACATGTCGGGGAACCACGTCGCCTCGTCGCCGCCGGGGATGTAGCCGCCGAGGTGCCCGGCCACCACCATGCCGTGGGCGATCTCAGTATCCACGGCCTGCCCGTTCCCCCAGGTGCGTGACCCACGGGGTGCCGTCGCCCAGCACGGCGAACAGGTAGCCCTGCTCGCGCAGCATCAGCCCGTACCGGCCCTCGCACTCGCGGGTCGCGCCGGGCCACGGGTGCCGCAGCATCCACTCCACGGTCATCAGCGACGGGTTCGTCGTGAAGTACGCGGCATGCTCGACCCAGTCGACTGGCTCCCGGTCGGCCTGCGTGAGACGGCACGTTCCGCGCAACGGCTCGTCGAGCGCCTCCAGCACGCCACCGGCCTCGACCTCGGCGGCGTTGACGGCCTGGCGCATCAGGCTGATCTGCGCGTAGTGGCCGACGCCGAGCGCGAGCTGCATGTCGCGCACGTCGACGGGCCGGTCGAACCGGAAGTCGTTCTCCAGCCAGAACACGTAGTGGTCGCCGTTCGCGACGGCGTACCGGACGGCCCTCGACCACAGGTGGCGGGTCGCGCGGCAGAACCCCTCCTGGCGTGGCGCGACCTCCGTCTCCCACGGGCCGAGCGCACCCCACGGCGGCTGCCTGCCCGGCCCGTCGACGTGGCACACGAGGCCGGTCGGCTTCGGCGTCACCATCGCGGCGAACGACTCGACGGTGTCGTCAAGGTGCGGCGCGTCGCCGTGCGTCAGCAGCGCGAGCGTGTACCTCACGCGACCGCCTTCCTCAGCTTCGCGCGGCTTCGGGTCAGCGCGTTGTCGACGCTCTTGTCGTCCGCGTACCGTTCACCGTTCGCTGCGTGCGCGACGGCCGCGCGTTCCAGCGGCGTGAGCTGCGACACGGCGATCGTCAGTCGCGTGAGCGTGTCGCGCATGACCACCACCCGCTCGGTGTCATGCGGCCCCGGCAGCAGCTCGACGAGCCGGTCTGTCTCGTCGTCTAGGTTGGTCGCGACCCGAAGCGAGTCGTTCAGCGGCTGATGCTTCGCGGCGAGCGCGGCCTTCACGAGCGTCGCGAGCCTGCGAGTGATGACGAGGCTCGCGAACGTCTTGAACGCGGCGCCCCGGTCAGGGTCGAACGAGCGGCACGCGATCCAGAGGGCGATGTCGGCCTCCTGGCGGACGTCCTGGCGCTCGGCCCCAGGCAGGGTGTACTGGTCGGCGTGATGGCGTGCCAGCCAGCGATGCTTCGTCCAGAGGGACGGCACGGTTGTCACCGTCCGACCGTGCCTCGACGCTTCGCCTGCCTGCGCTGCCGTGATCCCCACACCGGGAACGGAAGCTCGCCGCGGCGTCTGAGCTTCAGCACGCGCCTGCGCCTCACGTCGTCTCCGTCTCGTACAGCTCGGGGAACACGGCTCTCCTGATCTGGTCGTGGGCGGCGAGCTTGCCGTTCCGGCCGGTCGAGTGGTTCCGTGACCGGACGCGGCGGTGCGCACGATACACCGCTGGCTCGACCGTCACCACCTGCGCCCCCGCCTTCTGGATGCGGGCGAACAGCGCCCAGTCCTCGTAGATCGGCCACTCCTCAAACCCGCCGACCTCACGGAACCGACGGGCTGGCATGCCGGTGCCGATCACCATCCAGTTGCCATCCGTCGCATCGACGCGTGTCGGGAACCGCGGCGGGCGTTCCCTTCCGCCTCCGACGATGTACTGGACGCGAGGCACGAGCAGCGCGTCAGGATGCTGGCGCGCTGCCTGGTCGATCGCGTGCAGGTACCCGTCGGCCAGCTCGTCGTCGGCGTCGAGGAACACCAGGTGGCTGCCGGTCGCGCGCGCCGCGCCCGCGTTGCGTGCGGTGGCGATGGTGCCGTGCGGCTGGAACTCGACGAGCAGCTCGCAGTCGTGGCCCTGCCGCTCGACCGACGGGACGGCCCGGCGCATCATCAGGTCGTACCACCACCGGTCGCCGTGCGCCGCCACGATCACCGACACGCTCACCGTCGGGTCCTCCACACCTGGCGGCGCGCCCTCGCGAGCCTGCCGTCCTCCCGGAAGCCCTCCATGCCGCGCCGGTACGTGTCGTCGTCGTCGCCGTGCCCGCAGTTGGGGTGCAGGTGCTGGACGTGCGACCGCGCGGCCATCACGAACTCGCGACGGTGGATCGCGGTCTGCACCAGCTCGTCGTCGCAGAAGTTGTGGCGGTACCCCTCGTGCAGCATGACGCCCTGCCGGTCGACGGTGCCGACCTCGTCGATGTAGCTGCGGTGAACGAGAGAGTGCGTCGAGTGGCGTCCGCGGATCACACGTCGGTTGCACAGGTCGTTCGTGCCGATCACCCTGCGGCCGGTCCGGTCGGCCACATCGAGCGCCTCCCGGTCCCAGCCGTCGTGGAACAGCAGGTCGTCGGCGGCGTTCAGCAGCCACGGCTCCACGGTGCGGCGGACGCCCTCGTTGACCTTGCGGGCGTAGTCGCCCGGCCCCGGCTGCCAGCCCACCACGATCACGTCGATCCGGCTGTCGTGCCGCGCGACCTTCCGGCATGCGGCGATCTCGTCCCGGTCGCCCGGCGAGCAGAGCAGCACCAGCCTGGCCGTCGACGTCGACCGCAGGCTGTCCGCGAGCGGCCGTGCCCGCTCGGGCCTATTCAGCACCGGCGCCAGGACGGCGATCAGTTGACCGGGATCGACAGCCGTAGCCGTGTCGCGCGCTGGCACGCGTCGAGGATAGACAGCGGAGGGTCATCGGTGAGCGCCTGGATGTACCCGGCGCCGTACGCGGCCCGCAGCAACTGCGCGACCAGCTCCAGGTCCCACGTCACGTCGTCGGCCAGCAGGTCGCACTCGGCCTGCAGGGCAGCGACGGCCCGGTCGACGTCGCTCACGGCGGTCCTGTTGGACCGGTCGGGCCTGTCGCGCTGGCGGTGAGCGCGGTGATGCGGTGGCCGAGCGCCCCCTCGATCGACTGCGCCATCTCCACGATCTCGTCGAGCGAGTACCGGTCGAGCCACCAGCGGCGCATCGCGGCCGTCACCGTCGCCGGGCGGCTGCGCTTCCGGTGGATGACGCACCTGGCGGTGACACGGCCAGCCTTGATGTCGCGGAACGTGCGGGCGCTCACGTCGTAGCGGATGCCGCACACGGCGCACCGGCACATCACACGGTCCTCCGGTGACCGCACCCTGGTCGCCGTGCCTCGCACGGAACAGCATGATAGGCGACGATCAGGCGGGCAGCGCGCGCGGCCTCGGCTTCGACCGTTGCGGTGGCTTCGCGAGCGTGCCGCGCTGGTCGCCGTGCTGCCGGGTCCAGTTCACCATCTGCGACCACGCGTCGACCTGGTCGTCGTGGACTCCCTGGTCGAACGCGGCCAGCTCCTCGATGAAGTCCTGCACCTGCTTCGGCGTGCGCGTGTCGTACGAGGCTCCGTCCTCGGTCGGCCATCCCGGAAGCAGCAGGTTGCGGCCGTCGAGCGCCGGGGACGCCGCCTCCGCGCGCGCGTACTTCGTGCCCTTCGCGTCGATAGCGACGACACCCTCCACCCTGGACCTGATCTCGGCGATCGCGTCGGCTCCGTTCGCGGCCGTCTCGACCAGCACCCTGATCGGGGTGCGCGGCCAGATCGACCGGGTCCAGTCGTGCAGCATCAGCATCGCGTCGATCGTCGCGTTCAGCCCGGCCCGCTCATGCCACAACCGGAGCAGCCACCGGTTCGCGCCCTCGACGCCCCACACCTGGCCGGACACGTAATCCGACTTCGCCCTGTCCTTCACCGACGTGTCCCACGACAGCACGATCTGCCGGAACGACGGCAGCAGCTTCGCCGCGTCGTCTGCGGTGAAGACGCCGCCCTGCCGGTAGAACGACCGGTCGGCCGGGTAGTAGCGCCACAGGCCGCGCTTCAGCAGCTTGCCCTCCCGTGGCGCGGGGCGCTGCTGGTACTGCCCGGCGATGATGTGCGCCGTCATGTCCGAGGTGCGGTCGGTGTACCGGTCCTCGTCCATGAACGTCGGCGCGAGCAGCTCGCCCTCGACGGTGCGCGGGTCGCCCAGCAGCGTGCGGCCGTTCGGCAGCGTCACGGTGGCCGGGGTGACGTAGGGGTGCTTCGCCTCGTACCGTGCCGGAAGGCACAGGTGCGTCCAGCGTCCGGCGTCCTCGTCGTTCGCGAGCAGGTGCCCGATCAGGTCGGCCTCGTGGATGCGCTGCCCGATCACCACCTTCACGCCGCGCGCCTCGACGCTGTCGTCGAGCCGGGACGCCCACGTGTCGGACCACCAGTCGACCGCCGCCTGCATCTGCACGTCCGAGTACGCCTCCTGAGCGTTGTGAGGGTCGTCGAGCTGCAGCACGCTGCCACGGTCGCCGGTGCCGCCTCCGACGTGCGTCCTGATCCGGTGGCCACCGACCGTGTTGGAGTAGCGCGTCTTCAGGTTCTCGTCGTCGGCGAACACGACGTGCGGCCACCGCTCCCGGTACCACGCGGTCATCATCAGCGCCCGGCTGCGCCGGGTGTCGCGGGTCGCCAGGTCGTCCGAGTGGGAGGCGGTCACGAACCGCTCCTCCGGGACAGCGGCCCACCGCCACGCCGGGCCGAACACGCTGACGATGCTCGACTTCAGCGAGCCGGGCTGGATCGTGACGAGCAGCCTGGCGATGTCGCGCTCGTACGCGGCCTGCAGGTGTTCGCATATCGCGTC